ACGATAAGCAGCCCATGCAGCCTGTGTGTCAGCATCAAGTGCAGCCCAGCGCAGAGCATTGCCAGCGATAGGGTCAACCTCAGTGGCGAGCTTCATGTCACGGGTTGCACGGACAGCTTGTGCTGCTGCTTCATCAAGTTCAGCCTGAGTGGGTGGGACGTATGCAGCCACATTACCTGCGGAGGCCATAGCTGCCAGCAAGGCGTTGTTGTCGATTGTCATGTCTGTATCGGCAGGATCAAGTGTGTAGGGTATCCAGCCAAACTCAGGGTGTTCGATCTCACAGTCAATGCGAGTGCTGTCGATGTATTTTGCATTGCGGTAGTTCATGTTAGGAAATCCTTACGAATAGAGCAGCAACCCCATAAGTGGAGAAGTCTGAGAAGTTTACTCGAACCTCTGGACTCATGAGTCGCCAAGTTCCAGAAAGTCCTGCATTGGCGGTCTGAGATATTTGTGGAAACTCCTGAAAAGGCGCAGAGTTTAAGTATGCGTCAGTTCTCCTCATCAGGAGTAAGGATGCGCCTGAGTAAGTTGATCCGCCTGATACAGCGACATCATTGTTCGTGACGACCGCTGTGACGTAAGTTCCAACAGCGCCATACGTTGTAGGCGGAGAAGTATCAATCCCAGTTAAAGCTGACCCATCAATAGCTGGTAGAGCACCAGTCAGATTGCTGGCATCCAGAGCACCATCAAACTCAGCGGCTGTGACACCTGTCGTCCCGTTAAGCGTAATTGTCATATCAGATTACCACCCATCTTCCACCAGTCTCAACAGTAACAGTGACACCTGAGTTGATGTCAATCGGACCTGTTGTCATGGCATTTGTTGTTGCCGTTACGGTGTAGTTGGTTGTGACAACCTGACCGTTCTCAATGAATATCTTGTCTGTACCACCACCTGTAGCTCCAGCAGAAGCATCAACCCAGTCGTAGTCTGAACCTGTCCAAGCGAGAACCTGATCAGTTGTGGCTGTGCCTGTGTTCAAGTGAGTGTCTACATCGGCGTCTGCATAGCCAGCGGGAACCGTAGCCCAGTCATAGTCTGCACCATTCCATGACAGATACTCGCCTGTAGCCGCTGTGCCTGTGTTCAGGTGTGTGTCTACGTCAGCATCGGCATAGGGTGCAGGTGTGCCCGTGAGGTCACTGTAAGCGCCTGTAGTTGCTACTGTGGCTAGCCCAAGGTTTGTGCGGGCAGCTGACGTATCAACTATGTCTGACAGATTGTTATTGGCAAGCAGAGCACCTGAGATTGACGCATAGGCTGCAACCCAAGATGAACCTTCGTAAACCTTCATAACACCGTCTGTAGTGTTGAAGTACAGAGCACCAGTAACTAGAGGATTACCATCGTTGTCCAAGGTAGGGTCTGACGCCTTCTGACCCAAGTAGCGATCATCAAAGCTGTCCAGTGCTGCCAAGGCTGCGTCTGAAGCTGCCGTTGCAGTTGAGGCTGAACCTGCTGCTGCTGTAGCACTTGAGGCTGCATTAGTTGCTGAGGTAGCTGCATTAGTTGCTGAGGTTGATGCTGCGGCTGCACTGGCTGCTGCATTGGTCTCCGCTGTCTCAGCACCTACTTCAGCACTCTCAGCTGCTACTACACTTGCCGCAGCTGCCGTTGCACTGCCTGAGGCTGCTACAGCACTAGATGCTGCCTGAGAGGCGCTGGTGGATGCGTTAGAAGCCGAGGTTGAGGCTGAGGAGGCTGAGCCAGCTGCATTGGTCTCTGAGGTCTCAGCGTTGGTCTCTGCAAGCTCAGCTGCTGTCTGTGCTGTCTGAGCAGCTGTAAGTGAAGCTTGGGTAAGCGCAAGGAGGTCGTCACCATCAACAAGAATAGAACCTGCGTTGATAATGTCGTTACCGTTCAGGTCAAGGTCAGCCTGCATGGCGTTGGGTGTACTACCGTCCAATGACAGAGTATTGTCGAAACCTTCTCGTAGTGCTTCGAAGTTGCTATTCAGGGTGGTGGTGGAAGCATACCCCGAAGCAATAGTTGTAACTGTAGGTTTCTTTGCCATGTTTTAGTTTACCTTTAGTCCGAGCCTTTCGGCATCTTCTGACAACATTGACAGAGCAGCACGATCTTGCTCTTCGTTCTCTTTGTCCATGAGTTTCTTCTTGGCAGCTGTGGCTGGCTCTTTGTCAAGCCAACCTTTGTCCAAGAGAAGTTTAGCAGCTGTGAAGGAGCTACGGCCCTGCGAACGCATCTCTTCAGCAATCGCTTGGATAGCCTCAGATTTGATCTTAACCTCAACCTCACTACGCCACTCTTTAATGTATGGCTTAACCAAGGCTGACTTTGAGATTGTTTCCCAGATGTGCCATGAGCCAAACACTGTGAGAGCAAACGTGTACTCAGTGGGGTCATTAGGAACCATGGCTAAGTACATCTGCTTCAGGGAGACGTAGGTCTTACCACGAACTTCAATGTCATGTTCCTTGGTGGTGAACAGAGCATTCTCAGGGTCCATGTAGGAAAGCTCGTAGAACAATTGCTTCGTACGAATCTTGTTGTTAGAACCCTTGAGTTGTTCGAAGGTATACATCGGTGTCATAGTCCTTAGAAGAAGCCTGTGGTTTAAGCTTGTTATGGGGAAGTATATCACTGTGTATTTCATTTGTCAACACTTAATGTTGGTATTGGAAATAAATGCTGATATGGGTGATTTAGGTGTTGACAGGATGGTAAAGAATTGGTATAATTAATTGTTGGTTGAGTGGGCTATAGTATATACTATAGTTTACTTAAGGACTACCAACGTATCTCCTGTTGGCTACAACGTAGCTACGGTTGTGCTCAGACATTAGGATATGACAGATGGTGGTGATGTAAGGTGTGCTAAGTCAAACATTGGGATGCTTAAGGTTTCCTAAGTCAAACATCAGAATCCATTAGGTCTAACTCAGGCTTAACACCACCAGTACAACACTAAAGACTCCTTGGGTAAAACCTTGGGGTCTTTTGCTTTGCATAGGTATGCTTAGCTGGTGTCAGTTAGCCTTGGCATCCTTAGGGGACCTTGGGGACCTTGGCATCCTTGGGAAAACTATTAGAAAATCTTTAGTCGCATTGTACATACAGCAGGCTACCCCCTGGCCCCCCTTGGTCCCCCTCAGCAAACCCATGCAAACTTAAGCCCCCCTATGCATTCACTGCATGGCTATGGGTGCTTTAGGGTGCTTAGGTATGCATTGGGTGCATAGGTAGGTACTGGTATCATAGGGGAAATACCTCAGCCCCCCAAGCTAACCAAAGCAACCCCTTGTAATCCCTCAGCATTCCCTTCCCAGTCCAAGTAATCCCTTGGCTATACTGACACCTTGTATACATGTTACACTATAACAAACCTTGGAATGCCTATGTATATATAACTACCCGTATGCATACGCAGGTTCACCTTCACCATGTGTCACTACCCTGCCTGAACATAAAACCTAAGCTTTCCAATGGTTTGTCAGAAAGTTTACCTGACTATGCATTTTCTTCTTGCAATCTCAGAAACCTCATGTCACCTTATGTTCATCGGCAAGCAAACACCGACACACACGATACACCAACGTCACTGAGTCAACCTGAGCTACCGTGCAGCACCTAGCAAGCAAGAGGGTGAAAGAGACTAAAGGCCATTCGATCCTTTGCTACACACGACCGCCTTATGACAAGGCCAGAGAGACGCAAACAGAGACAGGTCAGAGACAAGCGAAAGCTACCTCACACAAACGAAAGAAGACTGTTGACTAGCTTAAGATTACCCGCCACGCTTTAAGGCAACCACGCTGTTTGACATTGTTAGCATTACTCTTGCTCTTAGGGTCAACCCCGATAATAGAGCAAAGCCTTAAGCGCCTGATAGGTTCGGACGTTTAAGCTTTAACAGAGAGAGGAAAGACAGATGCACACTTACACTGTGACTGTATATGATGAATTGGGTGGGGGCGTTGACGTTCTTACGGTTCAAGCAAAGACTATTGACAGTGTTATTCACATTGTTGAGAGTAACCCAAAGCATGAGTATGAGATTATTGAGATTGAAAGGAAAGACTGATGAGATTAAATGATGAGGCACTTGACTTGCACTTATGGGCTACCGAAAAAGGTATCGTGGATGAAACTGTGGATTGGATTATTGAGACTGTTTTAGAACAAGAGATTGTTTCTTTTTCTACACCACAAGGCACAGTATCGTTTGACATAAATGACATTGACTGGGAGTAAACTATCATGACACAACACGTTCGCAACATTCTTAAACTATACCGCCAAGCTACTCAGGAAGATACTGTTAATGGTGTCGAATGGTATGCAAGAGCTGAGCGCATGGCTAAGGCTATAGCTAAGGACACTGGCTTGCCCTTGTCTACCGTGATCGGTGTCATGGCTGCACTGTCACCTAATAACCGCTGGGAACGCAACTGCAAGGATGCTGCGACTATGTGTCAGGCTTGGCAGAATGGTGAGAGTATGAATAGCTTCAAGGTGTCATGCTATAACACAATGAAACAGAAGGCTTGGGATATACTTGACCTAGGCTTGACAGATGATGATGACATTCTGTCTCACCTTAACGGCCAGAAGATCAGATCGTTTTACTCCAACATTCGTGGGCTTGACGAGGTGACAATAGACGGCCATGCTCTTAACATTGCACGGGGTAAACGTGAGGGCTTGACAAGTGACAAGACTAACATGGGCAAGCGTGAGTATCGTGAGCTTCAAGAGGCTTACGTCAAGGCAGCTAAGCGAGTAGGCGTAAAGCCTCACGTACTTCAGGCAATCACGTGGACAACGTGGAAGCGTATCCATAACATTTGAAACAAACTAAAAGGAGAAACACAATGAAAACGCAACACGAGAAGATTCTTAAGCACCTCAAACAAACCAAAGGCCTCACTGTGCGGGAAGCTTTGGTCGAGTATAGCATAAGCAGCCTGACCAAACGGATCAATGAGCTACGCCAGCAGGGCCATGACATTGTGTCAGTGCCCAAGCGTCACCCAGTGACAGGCCAGAGATACGTGCGCTATACCCTAGGGAGCTAATGACATGAGCAGACTTATAGCCTACCTTAGCAGGGTAGGCATAGCCCTCAGCGTGCTACTGAACGTTATCCTTGGGGGCGAGAGCAACCAAACGTTCAGCGCAAGGAATTACTCATGGCAGCGTGACAGAAAACCTAACATAGCCAAGGCTATTGACAGCGTGTTAGGTAAGGATCATTGTCTGTTGTCA